GGCGTGAATCGCCGTGGCGGGGGCTTTAATGACCCGGTGGCTGGATTTGGTTTTCGTTTCGGCTGTAAATACGCCCATATCCGGGAGGTATTGGGTTGCCCGCTGAATGGTAATAGTGTTATGATCAAAATCAATATCGCTCCACACCAGCCCCATCAATTCGCCTCGGCGCATACCTGTAAACAGCAGGACGGTGACGGCGGTACGGTAGTAAATCGGCTGATCCTCCAACAGCTCCAAAAGATGAATTGCCTGTTTGTCATCCAGATAGACCGCCTCTGTTGCCTCTGCCTTCGGCGGTTTTACCCGCTCTGCAACATTGGCAGGGATATACTGCCATTCTACGGCGGTTTGCAGAATAACCGAAATCAGCCTGTGATAGTGGAGAATGGTCTGGCCGGAAAGGGGTTCAGGTTCTCCCGACGGCTGAAATACTTTGTCAAAGTCGATGTGTAAAGCATCGGCTATTTTTTTCGCCGTTTCTTCGGTGGCGGCGTTGCCCAGCAGGATAGAGCGAACGGTACAGGTGCAGACCCCGGAGTCTTCTGACAGCTTGACTTGTGTGGTCTTATGCTGTTTCAAGTACGCTCTCAGATCGATCTTTGCAGTGTATGTGGGTGCCTTGCAAACTTCCGCAAGCTCCCGGTAAAAGGCCGTCAAGTGCGTGGGACGGAGTCGGTCAAGATAGATACTCCCCAAAGCTGGCTTAATGCGTTCCAGTAGCCCTTGATATCGCTTGATGGTTTTGGGGCGAAGCTGTACCTGTGCATAGTCCTTCATCCAAAGGTCGCAGAAGTCTGCAAACTTGATTTTCTTCTCTGCGCTCTGTCCAGTGCGTACCTTTTCTTCAAAAAGCTCTGCCTGATGGCGGGCTTCCCGCTCTGCCTTTTTGTCGGACATGCCCTGTGGAATTTTCCATGTCATCGTCCGTTCGATTTGCCGCCCGGTCTGATCGTAACCGTCATAGCAGCGGATCAGATAAGAATTGCCCCGCTTTTTGATTGTTGCCATGATTCTCTCCTTTCAGTCTTGCACCGATCAGACGAATATGGTATAATATTCGTGTAAATCGGCTTTTGAGTTGGTCGGTTTTACGTTTTGCCGCCATCG